CATAAAGGATACGACCCTCTGTATTCTTTATAAAATTCTCTAACTTATTAAGAGGCATCTTTTTATACTACAATAAAATGTGATCGATAGACCATGCATACTAGGTCTATTTAGCTTGTTCATCCTCCCAATCGATATGAATATCGATGTCGTCTGGTAATTCCTCTGGGTTTTCTAAGTCCACATAGAACAAACAAGGATGTAATTCTTCTTCAACAAGATAAGAATAATATTGGTACATATCTGCATCATCAAATGTTCGTGACTCATCCGCTTCCTTTATTAAATCTGCATCTCTTAGATGTCCGTCAGGTAGTTCATCAAAAGTGAATGGCATACCATTGATAAAGTACATCTTGACTATCATACTACCACCACGAAACCAGCAGCACTTAGTAGATATCTTATACTTCATAATAAAATACTGAATGTTTTATTTATCAGTGGTCAATGCTAATTCTTTGTAAACAATCATACAAGGTTCAAGCATTTGATCACAAACCTCTAGAACTCTCATAAATTCATCAATGTTTTCACACGCTACTATTTTGTGATCACCTTTGTCACTTTTTAATTTGAAGGTTCTAGCACAAATGTCTACTTCAACCTCGTAAATGAACTCATCCATAGAAACATTTTCTTACTATTATAGCATATGTATGAAAAATGTCAATTAGGAGGTTTTCCATAAATCCAACCATTAACAATATACTTTGGTACTTTTGTAGTATATCCACGATGTACATAAGTCCAAGTTGCTGGAAAAAACAGAATGCTGCCACGTTCAGGTTGAATTTTTGTGCCATCAATAAATTCTGTCCATCCACCATCTTTTTCTTCAATCGTATTTAAATACCAAATGTATGTGAAAATTCGTGTCCATCCATTATGCATACACCAATCATGATGCCAATGATAATAACCATCTGGTTCGTACTTTTGTATTTTATATCCAGTATCTTTTTTATCATAGTAATGAGCAGGGTGCAATATATTTTTATTACAATTTTCTTTTGAAATATTTTCTAAATGCATTTCATATTCATCAAGGGATGTCTCTAATGCTTCAAATAAAACTTTATCCTCTTCTTGCCAAGCAATATTAGTGGTCACTCCCATATCCATCGTGATTTTGAGTGATGTATCCACTCTAGGGTTATTTTGATCTACCTTTCCTTCAGTTCGATATGGATCAACTTCAAATTTTTTAATCATTCCTTTACAGAATAATTCAGATAATGAGTTCTTTTTAACCCATATCAATTCTTTAAACATTATGTTTTAATTATAAATGTCAATGCGTAGTATCGGGGTCTATTCTCAATTGATTGTCCACTACCCTCACTATCTATCGATACATTTGTTGAAACATTACCAGATAATGTAATTCCTGTTGTAGCATCCTCAATAGCATTATTTGATGAACCTGAGTTTCCACTTCCTGTAAGATATTGACCACTATCATCATCAGTTCCATGACCTCTTGATGTATGTCTATGTCCAGGATCATTTATACTTAAACCAGATGTATTTGATGTTGCACTTGCATCGTGACTGTGAGAGGGCATTTGTGCAGTTGTTAAACTCACACTATCTGAACCACCAGTGTTGCCTTGACTATAATCATCACCAGCAGCAACAATAAATCTATTTCTTAAATCAGGAACATTTGATCCAACTACAGATTGTAATGCAGATGTAGACGCTGATGCACCATTGCATAGTTGCCAACCTGTGGGTGCATTACTACTTCCATACATTGCAATCGTACCAACAGGAATACCAACAGCTCCTGTGCTACCAGTTTCTCCCTTTTGACCTTTATCATTTAATTCACCTTTCTGACCTTTTGCTCCAACACCAACTTCTCCTTTTTGACCCTTTTCACCCTTTTGACCTTTAGAACCAGCACCACCAGATACTCCAACTTCTCCTTTTTGACCCTTTTCACCAACTTCACCTTTTTGACCTTTTTGACCCTTTTCACCTTTTTCTCCTTTTTGACCTTTCTCTCCTTTTTGACCTTTCTCTCCTTTTTCCCCTTTTTGACCTTTATCACCCTTTTCCCCTTTCAAGGCAGCAGCTGAAGTGACAGAAACCCATTGAGCACTATTGCCATCATTATAATATACATGTAAATCTGAGTCGTCACTATCCCACCACATATCTCCTTGAACTGGAGTGGGTGATGTTGGTGGACTTATACCAATACTAACAGAAGATCCTGCTCCTTTATCACCTTTTGAACCAACACCAGTATCACCTTTTGAACCTTTCTGTCCTTCATCTCCTTTTGTGCCTATTTCACCCTTTTGACCTTTATCACCTGCAGCACCATCATTACCTTGTGCACCTGCGTCTCCTTTCTGACCTTTATTTCCCTGTGCTTCAACATCACCTTTTTGTCCTTTTTCACCTTTTTGACCTGTTGACCCAGTTAATCCAACTTCTCCTTTCTGTCCTTTTGATCCAGGTTCTCCCTTTGCACCAGGATCTGGGATACGTGCCCACGCATATCCATTGTACCTCCAAGAGGCACCTCCATCAGAATGCACGTCACCACTACTAGGACTATTAGGAAAATTTACTGCCATATTAAGATGGTTTAGTAGGCCAAGTTGGATTTTCGGGATTAGATTCAGTTGCAGGTAAATCTCTTAATGACTGACGATACGTTTTCCACTCAGTTTTTTTCGAGTCTGTCAAAGGAGAGTCAGTAAATTGTGTCCAGTCACTTTCTCTCAACAAAGTATCTCTCATATGTCGGAGAGCACCAATATAATCTGTCCCAAAATTTTCTTTTACTAATGAGTATTCTAATTCCATTTACATATTATTTCTAGATATTTATACTATAGTAGGGTAGTTGGAGCACCCATATCATTACTAGCAAGCCAACCAGTAGCGATATATTTTGCCTCATATGGTGGATTTCCTCTGTGCAAATGTGTGAAAGATCCAGGAAAAATTAATATTCTACCTGCTTTTGGATTAACTTTTCTTTTTTGATATAAAAATTCCGTCTCACCACTATCATTTATATCATTAAAGTACACAGACCACACTAAAGTTCTATTAGCACAAGCGATATTGTTTGACTCTGAATGCCAGTCGTGATACCCCTCTGTTGGAATTGTTTTTTGCAATAAACAAGTAGTGCTATGATAATTAAAATTTTTTAAAAACGGATACCATTCAAGATACTCTTCTAAACAAATCCTTACTGCACACATAATATGAGCAGCAATATTTGGATTAAACGCTGCTATGTCTAACTGAGCATCTTTAACACTTGTATTGCTTCTTGGAATAATTTGAGTTGATTCATCAAGAGTTTTTTTGATAAAATCACAAAAATCATCTTCAATGACATTATCCCATACTCCGATAAAGTCTTCGTTCAAGAAAACTTCTGGTGTATTGATTTTTTGATTAAAGTTCACGATCTCCTTCCAATTGATTCATTGGGTCATTAACTGGTTTCATACTGATTGTTTGTGATATTCTACTTATAGTTTCATTTCTGAATGACTCTACAGCAGCACCCGTTTGTCTTTGTTGTTGTGAATTTTCGATTAACAACGTTGGTATCCAAGTAACTGCACATCCCCATTCATCAATTGGTTCACCAGTTTGAGGATGAGTTCCTCTAATCTGAGTAAACCAAGAGCATTTTAATCCTAGACAATCCTCACCTATTAGTGGGCAAAATTTCCCCTGTTCAAGTTTCATAATTAATTCTTCTGAGCTATTATAACATCAGTATACTGAATACCCAAGTTAAAGTTAGGATTTCCAAACCCATGACTGTGACCTTGACCACTACCGACAGATGATGTTCTACCAACGTTTGATACAGATCCTGATTGACCAATATTGTAACCTTCATAAAGATTTGCTCTACCAGAACCACTACTTGGATAATTGTTCGCACTCATCGGAGAACCATTTTGATGTTGACCGTGGTTTCCTGATCTAAATGCAAAGTGATAATGACTTGGTATTTGTGCCTCTGTTAGTGTGTGACTGGATACAGAACCGTTCGCTGTGGTTACTGTGCTATTAAATCTACTTGAAAATGAATAATCACCACCACTGCTGACGCTTCCGCTAACTAATCTCAATGCTCGGTCATTAACACCAGATGTTATTTTTGTCCAACCAGTTGGTGCTGTTGTTTGTTGAAATAACATTCTAGTTCCAGATGGGAATTCGTAATCATCACCATCTTGACCATTTTGTCCCTTTTGACCCTTTTCACCCTTAGTGGAATTATCTTCACCCTTCTGACCTTTCGTAGAATTATCTTCTCCCTTTTGTCCTTTTACACCTACACCTATCTCACCTTTTTGTCCCTTTTCTCCTTTCTGTCCTTTTGTACCTTGACCACCTGAAACACCAACTTCTCCCTTTTGACCTTTTTCTCCTTTCTCTCCCTTTTGACCCTTTGTTGAATTATCCTCACCTTTTTGACCTTTCTCACCTTTTTGTCCTTTTTCCCCCTTCTGACCTTTATCACCTTGATCACCTTTTTGACCTTTCTCACCTTTTTGTCCCTTCTCTCCCTTCGTACCTGCAGATGCATCTTTTTTCCACACCGAACCATTCCAAATGAATGTCATACCATTTGCGGTATACTTATCATTTGTATTTGGACTATTTGGAAAATCGAATGCTGCCATAATTTATATATTAAGATTTCATGATGTAACAAAGTGCATAATATGGTGGTCTGTTTTCGTGTGCTTGTCCTCCACCTGTGTTTTGCATATTTAACATTCCACCAGGATATCCACCAGCACCACCTAAAGAAATATATCCAAAACCATTAGGACCTGTTGCAACAATTTTATATGGATCCAAATCAGTATCATGATCGTGTGCTGGCATCTCATTTATTGATAGTGTTACAGTATTTGCACCGCCAGTATTACCAACTGAATATCCACTACCAGCACCAACGACAAATCTATCTCTTAAATCGGGTGTTCCATTTGATCCATCACATAGATACCAACCTGATGGTATTTGATTTGCTGCACCAGACCATAAACCTATAAAACCTGAAGGAATACCAGTTGAACCAGTAACCCCAATTTCACCTTTCTGACCTTTCGTAGAATTATCTTCTCCTTTTTGACCTTTTTCACCTTTCACACCAGCAGATCCACCAGTACCTTGGTTTCCTTGAGCACCTACTTCTCCTTTTTGACCTTTATCACCCTTTGAACCACCAGTACCACCAGTACCTTGAGGACCTACATCACCTTTCTGACCTTTTTGACCCTTTGTAGAATTGTCTGCACCTGTTTGACCTTTCTCCCCTTTCTGTCCCTTTGTAGAATTATCTTCACCTTTCTGACCCTTCGTGGAATTATCTTCACCTTTCTGACCTTTTTGTCCTACTTCACCTTTCTGACCTTTAGTTCCTGTCGCATCATTTCCATTTTGCCCCTTCTGACCTTTTTCACCCTTTTCTCCCTTCTCACCTTTATCACCCTTACCACCTACATTACCTGATAATCCAACTTCACCTTTTTGTCCTTTCTCTCCTTTGTCTCCCTTTTGTCCTTTTTCTCCTTTCTCTCCTTTATCACCCTTCGTTCCTTTAACACCAGGAGATGCTGGTTGTTTCCAAGCAGTGCCATTCCACTTAAATGTTACACCATTAGATGTAAAGGTGTCATTCGTATTTGGACTGTTAGGAAAATTTACCGCCATCAGGAAACTTCTTCTAAATTAATCTTATATTTTTTATTATTCTTGTTATTAACTACATACAAGTTCTCAGCACCCTCCACGAATGTCCAATCTCCTTGTGTGCTGTCTATTGAATTATTTTCATCAGTAGATATTCTCAAAGAACCATAACAAATAGTTGTGTCTCCACCTTGAATTGTTGTTGCCATAATCTTTTTACCTATTTATTTAAGACTTCATAATATAACAAAGAGCATAGTATGGTGGTAGGTTTGCGTTAGTTGCAGATGATCCTTGTGAATTAGTGCCTGGTGTTGATCCTCCACTAGTTCCACTTGCAGTTCCTGCATTTGTTGTACCAGAGTGTGTGTGGTTACTTTCAGTTGATATTCTTCCTGAAATACCAGGTGTGACTGGGGTATTTCCACTTCTAGGAGTAACAGCACCTGATGTCCCACCAAAAGCACCATGATTATATAATAAATTATGAGAGTGAGAACCTCCACCACCCGTGGTGAATCCGTGAGTATGAGAACTACTGAATGAGTGTGTATGGTTGTCAACTGTATGACTGTGAGAAACTAAAGTTGCATCTGCACTACCACCTGTATTATCAACACTATAACCACTACCAGCACCAACAATAAAACGGTTTCTTAAATCAGGTGTTCCATTAGAACCATTACATAAGTACCAACCAGATGGAATTGCATTTGATGCACCTGACCAGATAATAATACCACCTGATGGTATGGCTGCTGTAATATTACCCAGTTCTCCTTTTTGACCTTTTGTTGAATTATCTTCTCCTTTCTGTCCTTTATCACCCTTTGTGGAATTGTCAGCACCAGGTGCACCTACTTCACCTTTTTGACCCTTTGTTGAATTATCTTCACCTTTTTGACCTTTCTCTCCCTTATCACCTTTTGTTCCTTTAACACTATTTCCATCAACACCTTTTTGTCCCTTTTCACCTTTCTCACCCTTCTCTCCTTTTTGTCCTTTAGTAGAATTGTCCTCACCCTTTTGACCCTTATCACCTTCTCCTTTTTGACCTTTTTCTCCTTTGTCTCCTTTTTGACCCTTTTCACCTTTACCACCTGCATTACCAGATAATCCTACCTCACCTTTTTGACCCTTCTCACCTTTCTCACCTTTTTGACCTTTCTCACCTTTTTCTCCTTTTTCACCCTTCTGACCTTTTAAGGCAGCGTTAGATGTAATTGAAACCCATTGATTAGAATCACCATCACCATAATAAACATGTAGATCAAAGTCATCACTATCCCACCACATATCACCTGCAGAGGCACTACCTGGTGCATTATCAGATATGGTAACAGTAGCTCCACCACCACTTGTTCCTTTTTCTCCCTTCTGACCTTTTTGACCAACACCAAGTTCACCTTTCTGTCCTTTTGTAGAATTATCTTCACCTTTCTGTCCCTTATCACCATCGGTTCCATCTGCACCTGCTTCACCCTTCTGACCTTTTTGACCAACACCTATCTCTCCTTTTTGTCCCTTATTACCCTGTGCTTCAACATCACCTTGTTGTCCTTTCTCACCCTTATCACCCTTATCACCAACACTTCCTGTCAAACCTGTTTGACCTACCTCACCTTTTTGACCTTTATCCCCTGCTAATCCTCGACCACCAGCATTCGTCATTACCCACTGTGCTGAGTCACCATCATTATAGTAAATGTACAAATCACCTGTATCACTCTCCCACCATAATTCACCTTCATTGGGTGTAGGATAATTAGGTGGAGTTTCACCAACTGAAACAGGGATAACTGTTACAGTAGCAGCGATACCAGGATGACCTGAAGGACTTTGAACACTTACGTTTGCAGTGACAGCAGCACCAACAAAATTTAATTGAGTAATACTACTTGATGATGATACAGGACTATCTTCATCAAATAT